ACATTGACGCCGACGACCTGCTGGCCGGCCTCATTGAGGAAGTCGTAGGGTGCCGAGCCCACGCCGATAACGTCGATATGCACCACCGCGTCGTCGCGCTTGGCGGCGATGGTAAGCCCAGCCACGGTCGGCCCGTTGGGCGTGGCGCTGCCCGGATAGACCAGGGCCTCGTCAAACCACATGCCATGGCGGCGGGCGATGATGGTGTTGTCGCGGCCACCGCGCGCCACATCGACACCCAGCGAGTCCATGGGCGCCAGCTTGTCGGGCCGCTTCCACCGCGCCTGGGCCGCTTCCACCCATGCAGTCGGAATGACTTGCCACGGGTCGTCCTCGATGCCCGCGTTGAAGTCGCCATAGAGCATTTGCGAGCGCAGCGGCTCGGGTAGGGATTGCAGGGTTGCCATGTAGCCGGTTCCCATGAGGTAGGGGTTGTCGCTGACGCGCGAAGGGATGAACGTCCGGCTCATCGGCTTGATGAGGTCGGCACCGTGCTGGAAGGGCTCACCGCTTTCCACCTCGACCTCTTCGCCGTCAATCATGGCGAACCACCGCAACTCGCCCGGCTGGGCCGGCTTCGGGTGCTTCTTGTCGAGCCAGGGGGCGAAGAAGGCCGTGATCCACCGGCCCTCGGCCGTGGTCGGCGGGTTGAAGGTCAGCAGGGCTTGGCAGCGCTGGGTCGGATCAACCGAGCGCAACCAGCCCAGCAGCGCGCGGACCTGGGCTTCCAGGAAGTTGGCCGCCTCGTCAAACACCAGCAAGTCATGAGGGCGGCCCTGGTACTTGTTCCAGTCGTCGAGGTTCGGGGTAGAACCGAACTCGATTTGTTTGCCGGGCAGGCGCCAAATGCGCTCGGCGCCGTTGTAGCCGTCGCGGCTTCCGATGAGTTCGGTGAATCGGTCGATGATGCCGGTTAGCTGCGTGGCCTCACGGCGCAGCACGAGCACCTTCTGGTGCTGGGTCAGCGACTTGCCGCAGGCGAGGTCGGTCTTGCCCCCGCCGGCCGCGCCCCCATAGCCGATGATGTCGGCCTCGGAGTGAAAGGCCATCGACTGCGGGCCAGGCAGCGGGCGCCAGATGGTCGGGTCGCTGACGATGAGCGCGTCGAGTTCGGCCAGTTCCTCGGGGGTGAGATAGGCCAGCAGGTCCGGGTCAAACGAGGTCGGAGACATCGCCATCCTTGCGTGCTTTGGCAGCGGCGAGGATTGCGGCGATCTTGGCGGCGCGCTCGGTGTCGCTGATTTGCACCGGGCCGCCGTTGGCGCCGGTCAGTTCCATGCGGGTGTTCTCGCGGTATTTCTCGGGGGCGTGGGCCTTGAGCAGGAAGATGGCGAGGGTGTCGCTGTACTTGCGCACGCTGCCGCATTCGTCGCCTTTGTAGAAAACGGGCTCGTCGGTGCCCTCGAAGGCACGGCGGTGCGCTTCATCCTCAAGGGCCAGCAGTCCGGCCTTCATGGCACGTTCCCAGGCCAGGGCGAAGTCGGCGTCGGCTTCGCGCCAGTTGTAGGCAGTTTGGCGCGAAATGCCCACGGCACGGCACGCCCGGCCGACGTTGCATGTCTCGGCCAGGGCTGCGCAAAAGGCGGTGAGCTTTTCAGGTGTCAATTTCATACCGTTCAGCATCGTTCAGCCTCGTTCAGGTACGCGCACGGTTTTGAAGTCGGCCGGGTACTGGCACCGACGACGCCCGGTGCAAATATCGCGCACCGTGCTCTTCGGCATTTCCGCCAGGCGTGCAATCTCGCCATAGCTCTTGCCTTCGTCGCGCAGGGTCAAAACCATTTCGATTTCCCCGTTCGTGTATCGGGCGTTTTGATGGTCCTCACCAATTCGCAACCCTCGCTCATTCACCGCCACGGTTTTTTGCATGCGCCGCCCTCCCTTGAATCTGCAATTTTTTACTTGCGTCGTTTGCGTCGTTTCTCATGCTTTTTTGACTAACTTCTTCACGTACACGTATGAGAAACTTCCTTAAAAAAGGGGTAGAAACGACGCAAACGACGCAACCCGCCCGCCGCCCCAGCCATCGAACGCGCAACAAGTTGCAGATTGCAAAAACCTGCACGTAACGAACGCGCAGAAAATCGCTATTTGCAAAAAGTTGCGCGGTCAAGTGAAATCCCCCACTTGCCGGACGCGCAGACCCACAAGCCCACGACCCCGCAACCCGGCCGTATCGCGGACGACTTCGAACCCCTTGGACTGCAACCGACGCCCCAGGCTCTTCGCCGACGCGATGAACCGCAACTCGCCCCGCGCCTTGGCGAATGCCTCCCAACTGGCCCACAAGCGGGCGTTGCTTTCCACGTGGTTGGGGCCGATTTCGCAGCACTCGTCGAGCCATTCGCCGAGCAGGTCCATATCGCTCTTGTAATCTTCGCGCGCCTTGCGCACGGCGCCCGGTGGCTGCAGGCCGTCCTTCTGATAGGCCAGGGCACCGCGCACGCACCATGCCAAAATCCCCGCCGCCTCGGCCGCCAGCTTCTCGGCACGGTCCGGGTCTTTGGTGAGGGTCAGATCCTGGTCGAAGTTGCGCGTGAATGGCACGGGCAGCAGCCGGCGCCAGATGGCGTGGTCGTCACCCTTGACGATGGGGCGGTGGTTGGTCGGCATGAAAGCCACCCAGGTGGGCGCCACCTCGACCGTGGTCTTGGAATACAGGCCGCGCGCCGGCAGCGGTTCGCCCCCGGTCATGGACTTGATGAGGCCCTCGCGCAGTTCGCTGCCCTCGTCGGGCTCTGACACATAGACGAACCGGGCGCCCCGCAAGCGCAGCACGTCCTCGCGCGCCGCGCCGGCATTGCCGCCGCCGACGCCGCTACTCAGGAAGGTGTCGGCGCTTGCCATCTTGGCGTGCTCGCCTAGGGCGTCGCGGATGGCGCCCAGCACCGTGCTCTTGCCGTTAGACCCGGAACCGTAGGGGATGGCGAGCACGTCCTCGTCGGGCTTGCCCAGCAGCGAATAGCCCACGAGGCGCTGGAAAAATCCGATCATGTCCGCATCGCCGAAAAACACGTCGGCCACCGTGCGCTCGAACAGCGGGCACTTTGCCGCTGGGTCGTAATCCACCGCCGTGATAGTGGTCACGCGGTACGCCTGGTCCGGCGGCAGCAGCTTGCCCGTGTGCAGGTCAACCACGCCATTGCCCACACCTAAGAGGTGCGTCAGCTTGTCGAGGTCCGTCATGCTGACGACCACGCGCGGGTCGGACTGCGCCAGGCTCACCATGTTGCGGACCATGACGGCCCGCTGGCTGATGGCGCAGAACTTGAAGAACTCGGCCCGCTCGCCGTCGCTCTCGATGCTCTTGGCCTCGTCGGGCAGCGCCCGGATGGTTTCCTTCGCCAGGTGCTCAAGCTCGACGCCGGCCGCGCGGCGCCAGTAGATGCCGGTCCACATGAACCAGCCGTCTATTTCCGGCACGTACATGAGGCCGTCGCCGTAGTGGTCTAGCATGCGCTCGGCGTTGCCGAACTCGGTCATCTGCCGGCGCTGCTTGTTGAAGGCCACCACCTTGCGTCCGCCGGCCATGGCCGCGCGAACGTCGGCCACGGGCAGGCTGGTGTCGGTCAGTTCCTTGAAGCGGGCCCGGATGAGGCCGGCCAGTTCAGCACGAAGGGCCAGATCCGTGCCGGCGGCTTCACCCGCCTGCCGCGCTACCTCATTCACCAGGTCGATGGAATCTTCGCAGGCGAGAATTTGCGCCTTGGCATCGTCCAGCGCGGTGCGCTTGGCAAGCCGCTGGGCAGCACGTTCGCGCTGACGACGCAGGCCGAAACCGAGGGATTCCTTCGGTGTTTCCAGACACTCGCACAGCCACAGCGCGGCGTCGAAGGGAGAGGTCGGCGCGTCCAGTGGATCGTCGAAGATGCGCGCGGCCCATTCGAGCACAAGGTCAATCGGTGTGCGCTTGCCTTCCTTCGGGTCGCCCATGTCGGCCACGCCGAAATCGACAATGCCGTCCGACACGATGGATAGGTCTTCTTCCAGGTCGCGCCCAAGATCAACAGACGCCACGCGGAAACCCCCGTGATATTCGCGCGCGGTGGGGAAAAGCACCGGCACCCAAGCGTGCAGGCCGGCCATGGCTGCCTCATTTACGCGGCCGAAGAAGTCATCCTCGGCTGCCGGGGTGCGCTCCTTCGGTGCGCTCGGTGCCTTGGCTTTACCGCTTGCCACACGCGACAGGCCGCATTCCTCGGCCATGGCTTCGAACACCTGCAGGGCTTCTTCGATCTGCGCCTCGGTCACGACTGGCAGGTCACGCGCCTGCATGGAATCGAGGCCGCCGAACAAATCCACCCACTCGTAGGGCTCGCCTGTATCCGGGTGGATATGGTAGGCCACGAACTGCTGGCCCTTGCCAAGGATTTCCAGGCGGTGCCGAGCACCGCCCAAGTCCTCGAACCAGGCGCCGGTGGCCTTGCCCCAGCCTTCGGACTCGGCCCGGTAGGCGAGCAGAATCTTGGGGGCGAAGCCCACGCGCTCGCACGTCGCGCCGAGGTGTTCCTGGCACCACGCCACGAAGCGCGCGGCCAAGCCCTCGTCCGTGGTATCCACGTCGATGGCGGCAATGGGCTGGGCGCCTTGCCCGCACAGCACGCCGACGCCATGCGCCGGGTAGCGGGTAAGGTCAGCGGCGCCCAGGCGTGCGGTTTGCCAGTTGTCCAGCGCGGGCCGCTTGTGGCCCGGCTTGATTGGGATGATGAGGTAGCCGTTGCCCAGCAGGGCGCGGCCGTGTGTTTGAAAATCGGAACTCAAGTTGTCGTCTCCCCGGTCAGATCAAGTCGTTTATGCCCAGCGCTTCCAATTCGGCAGCAGCCAGGCGCGCCCGCGAAATGTCCGCATAGGCCGCCTCGCGCTCGATGCCGATGAAGCGACGACCGGAAAGGACTGCAGCGACCCCTGTTGTGCCGCTGCCGGCGAACGGGTCGAGCACTACCCCCCCTGGCAGCACGGGGCGCACCAGTTCGCGCATGAGCGCGGTAGGCTTGCCGGTCATGTGGTGTTTGTCATCGCGGCGCACCGTCGATTGAATGCAGCCGTCGAAGGGGCCGTCATGTTCCAACTGGATGGCGGCACCCTTGGTGCCCCAAATCACGTATTCGCACTGGTGCCGGAAATAGCCCTTATGCGGCGCCCGTGCGCCCCGGCCTTTGTCCCAGGCCACGATGCCGCGCCAGAACACGCCGCCGGCTTGCACCGCGTCGGTCATGACCGGCAACTGGCGCCAGTCGGTGAAGGCCAGGAAGTAGCCGCCCGGCTTGAGCACCCGCACGCACTCGGCGATCCACAACGAACACCAGGCCAGATAGCTGCGCTGGTCCCGCGAGTCGCCCGAGAAGCTGGGATAGCGCCCCTGGGCCGAGCTTTGCGTGTACTTCGCGTCCGGGTCTTTGCCCTTGTCGTCACGTGAAAACCCGCCCGATGAATAGGGCGGGTCAGTGATAACGGCGTCGATGCTTTCGTCCGCCATGGCGTGCAGTGCCGGCAGGGCCTCGCCCTGAATCAGTGTCCAGGGCTTCATGCTGGTACCCCCGCTTCCAACATGCGCCGCACTCGCTTGCCAATGTAGGCGTCGGGGCGGGCCTTGAGCGTTGCGGCGAGGGTTTCCGCGCGGGGCTTCGCTGGGCCGCGCTTGAGGTTGCACGACGTGCAAACCGGCTCGACATCCAGCGGCTTGGAGTAGTCGCGGTGGTCATAGCACTGCGCCGGTTTGCCACAATCGACGCAGGCGAAAGCGGTAGCAGGTTGCAGTTCGCCGCGTTGAACGGCACGACGGACGGCACTCTTGGCTTCATTGCCGCCCGTAGCGTCAGCCGGTGCGACGCTGCCGTAGCGGCCAGCGGTTCGGCACGCCTGGCAGCGATACTTGCCGCCGCTGCCACCTACAACCTCAACCGCACCACACGCCACGCAGGTACAACGACAAAGGCTTCCGGGTTTTCTGCCGCGCTTCATCGCACCACCTCGAAGTCGCCGCAAGTGCGCAGATAGTTCCAATCAACATCAGGGCGCAGTTCTTCGCAGCGCACGGCGCCGCCAGTCGCGCGCTCAATGTCCGGGCAGCGCTCGGCAGGCACTTGTCGCGTGCCCTTTCGCCACTGGCTGACCAGCACGGGCACGGCGCCGATTTGTTTAGCGAGCGAGGCAGCGGCGCCTTTGCCGCCTTGCTCAAGGTAGGTGTCAAGGTTCATAGCGATTCCGGTAGATGGAGAAACGGCTTAATGTTAGCGAATCGCAAACATCTGGTCAATAGCGTAAAGCGAACATATACTGTTAGCGTTTTGCTACCAAAGGAGAAACCGCCATGCATGACATTGACGAAATACGCCGCAAGGCTATGGGTGTTTTAGAGAAGGAAGCCGGCGGCCCTGTAGCCGCTGCGAAACAAGCCGGAATGTCCCACTCGCAGTGGGCAAACTTGCGAGCGGGCGCGCCCGACAGCAAGACCGGAAAGGCGCGGGGGATGCGCAAGGAAACCGCTCGGAAGATCGAGGCGGCCTTTGGGAGAGCGGAAGGTTGGCTCGACGTGGCCGATATCATCGACCCGGATTTTCCCCACGATGACGACCGCTTCGCCCTACTGGCGAAAGCGTGGGGAGTGGCCGACGAACACGAACGCACTGTGCCCCTTGCCTGGGCCAGCGCCACACTCGCCGCACACGAAAAGAAGTAGCGCCCGGCGCCGTTCCACCAGCGCCGACTTTTGAAGCCCGCCATCGAGCGGGCTTTTTCTCGTCAAAAATATTTGCGTTTCGCTATTGACACGGTGTTTGCGTATCGCTAATAATTCGTCCGTCAGTACCCAAACGAAAGGACGGAAACGATGAGCGCAACCCCCCTGATTCCCGGCCGCCTGTACCGCGTGCGCGGCGCCGGCCTCGACCTGAAAGTCATCGCGTCGCACCCCTGCGACGCCCTCTGCATCGGCATGGACCTGCTGGAGCGCGCGAAATGCTGACCGCTCAACTCGCCAAGTCCATGGACGACGAGCACCTGCTCGCCTCGGCACGCGCCGAGATTGACCCGCTGACCAGCACCGCGCTGGAACTTGAACTGCTCGACCGCTTCGAGCGCTTGCTCGATGAGCAGCACGACAACGAAGGCGTGCGTGCCCTTTCCGAGGAATACGAACTCACGGCCGACGACATGCGCGCCGTCATCGAGTCGCACCCGGCCAGCCTGAAAGACCAGGCCGCGCTGCTCTCCCTGCTCAACGACCAAGACATCCACGAGCCCGACCAGTTGAAGGCCCTGCTGGATATCTCCGACAAGTTCCGCGCCCTGGCGAACGACGCCGGGGATTTCTTCACCCGTTTGAACGACCTCGTAACCACCAACCAGGAGTAAGCCCATGTTCCCGATGACCGTAACTATCAGCAACCCCGCGCAACTCAACGCCGTGATGGCGGCCCTCAACGTGGCCGGCATCGAGTCGCCCAAGACCTCGCCCTGCGCCGGCCACGCCGTCGAAACCGCGAAGGAAGAAGCCAAGGGCAAGGCCACCACCACGAAGAAGGAAGCCGCCAAGACCGAGGTCAAGGACGAGCCGAAGGCCGAAGCCCAAGCTGCAGCCGCCACCGAAACCGCCCAGGCTACTGAAACCGCCGAGCAGAAGCCCGAAGCCCTCACGCAAATGACGGCCGGCGAAGCTGAGAAGGCCCTGCACGGCCACGCCAACAACCCGGCCGACGCACCGACCTACCAGGCCACCGCCGACGCCGTGACCAAGCTCGCCCGCACCAAGGGCCGCGAAGCCGCCGTCGCCGTGCTGACCAAGTTCGGCGCCGCCAAGCTGCCCGACGTGAAGCCCGAGCAGTTCGCCGCCGTCATCGCCGAGTGTGAAGCAGTCGGGGCCTGAACATGAGCGAGCACGCCAAACTCTCACCCAGCAGCGCGCACCGCTGGCTGCACTGCCCCGGCAGTGTCGCCCTTGAGGCGACGTGCCCGGACGATTCCAGCGACTTCGCCGACGAGGGCACCGCCGCGCATGAACTGGCGGCCATGGCCCTGACCAACAAGAACGACGCCGCCGCCTACCTGGGCCGCGTCATTCAGGTGAATGGCAAGGGCTGGGAAGTCACCGAGGACATGGCCGGCCACGTGCAGAAGTACCTCGACTATGTGCGCGCCATCGACGGCGAACTCATGGTCGAGCAGCGCTTGAGCATCGAGGGCATCACCGGCGAGCCCGGCGCCAAGGGCACGTCCGACGCCGTGATCCTGGCCGGCGAGGAACTGGTCATTGTCGATTTGAAGTATGGCCGGGGCGTCAAGGTTGAAGCCGAGCGCAACGAGCAACTGGCTATCTATGTCGCGGCCGCCCTGTCCGAGTACGAATTCCTCGGCGACTTCAAGCGCGTGCGCCTTGCCATCCACCAGCCGCGCCTCGACCACGTGAGCGAGTGGGACATGCCCATTGCCTACCAGGGCGCGGGCGTCGCCAGCCTTGAATCGTTCATCAATGCGGTGAAGCCGCGAGCCGAGAAGGCCCTGCCGTTCATCGGCAAGCCGGCGCACGAAGTCACTGCCGACGACCTCGCCCCTGGTGAGAAGCAATGCCGATTCTGCAAGGCCAAGGCCACGTGCCCGGCACTGACCCAGCACGTTCTTTCCACCGTGGCCGACGATTTCGTCGATACCACCCAGCCGGTGGCCCCGCAAATCGAGCGCGCCACCGAGCGCACCTTCGACAACGCCACGCTGGGCAACCTGCTGGGCGCCGTCGATTTGATCGAGGCATGGTGCAAGGCCATCCGCGCCAAGGCGGAAACCGAACTGCTGGCCGGTCATCCGGTGCCTGGCTACAAGCTGGTCGAGGGTCGGCGCGGTGCTCGCCGCTGGTCGAACGATGCCGAGGTCGAACAGACCATGAAGTCCATGCGCATGAAGTTGGAGGAAATGTACGACTTCACGCTGATTTCCCCGACCACCGCCGAGAAGCTGCACAAGTCCGGCGCCATTGGGCCGCGCCAGTGGCCGAAGTTGCAGGGTCTTATCACCCAATCCGAAGGCAAGCCCAGCGTGGCACCCGAGGCCGACAAGCGCCCCGCGCTGGTCATCCAGGCCACCGCCGACGAATTCGCCGACGTGTCCGAAGGCGTGGAGGACTTGGTGTGAAGAACCTGCCGCCTGCCAACGTGCTGCCCCGCGACGCCGCAAAGCTGCTGCAACAGGCGGCACAAACCCCCATCACGCGGGCCGACCCGCTCGCGCGTGTGAAAGCCATCGAGAAAGCCATCGAGCGGGTCAAGCGTGAGTACCCCCAATTTTTCCAGACCAAGGAGCTTTAACCATGAAACTGAAACTCAACAACGTGCGCCTCGCTTTCCCCGTGCTGTTCGAGGCCAAGACCGTCAATGGCGAAGGTAAGCCGGCGTTTTCCGCTTCCTTCCTGATGGACCCGGCCGACCCGCAAGTGAAGGCCCTCAACCAGGCCATCGAGCAAGTCGCCAAGGACAAGTGGGGCGCCAAGGCCGACGCCATCCTCAAGCAGATGCGCGCCCAGGACAAGGTGGCCCTGCACGACGGCGACCTCAAGTCCAACTATGACGGCTTCCCCGGCAACCTCTACGTGTCCGCGCGCAGCACCACCCGGCCGCTGGTCATCGACAAGGACAAGAGCCCGCTCACCGAGCAGGACGGCAAGCCCTACGCCGGCTGCTACGTGAATGCCAGCGTCGAACTGTGGGCGCAGGACAACAACTACGGCAAGCGCATCAACGCCAGCCTGCGCGGTGTTCAGTTCTTCAAGGACGGCGACGCCTTCGCGGGTGGCGGTGCCGCGAGCGAGGACGAGTTCGACGACATCGCCGAAGGCGCCACCGCCGACGACCTCGTTTAACCACTCCCAAGCCCCGGCCCTCGGGCCGGGCGCTTTGGTGAGGCGGCGCGCAGCCTGGGGATTGCCTAGGGCCTCTCCCCAGCCGTACAGACGGCACCGCACACGCCCGCCGCCTCACCAAAGCGAACACGGAAAACGAAATGACGACCCTCTGGCTTGACCTCGAAACCTACAGCGCGGTGCCCATCACCAACGGCACCCACGCCTACGCCGAAGGCGCGGAAATCATGCTTTTCGCCTACGCCCTCGACGACGGCCCGGTGAAAGTGTGGGACTGCACCGCCAGGCCCCTGATGCCCGACGACCTCGCCGACGCGCTCGACGACCCGGCCGTCATCCTCTACGCCCACAACTCCCACTTCGACCGCACGGTGCTTTGGCATTGTGGCTACCGCCTGCCGCGCGAGCGCTGGCGCGACACCATGGTCAAGGCCCTGGCCCACTCCCTGCCGGGCTCGCTGGGCGATCTGTGCGACATCCTCAAGGTGCCGACCGACAAGGCCAAGGACAAGGCCGGCCGCCAGTTGATTCAACTGTTCTGCAAGCCGCGCCCGGCCACCAGCAAGGTGCGCCGCGCCACGCGCGAAACGCACCCCGCCGAGTGGGCCAAGTTCGTGGAGTACGCCGGGCTCGACATCGAGGCCATGCGCGCCATCGACAAGAAGCTGCCGGCGTGGAACTACCAGGCCGGGGAACTCGCCTTGTGGCACCTCGACCAGGCGATCAACGACCGGGGCGTCATGGTCGACACCGACTTGGCGCACGCTGCCATCCGCGCCGTGGAACGCGCGCAGAAGGTACTCGCCGCGCGCACCAGTGACCTGACCCTGGGCGTGGTGCAGGCGGCCACCCAGCGCGATGCACTGCTGCGCCACCTGGTCGCGGCCTACGGCATCGACCTGCCGGACATGCAGCAGAGCACCCTGGAACGGCGCATTGCCGACCCCGACCTGCCGGCCGAGTTGCGCGAACTGCTCGCCATCCGCTTGCAGGCCAGCACCACCAGCACCAGCAAATACAAGACCCTTGCCAAGGCGGTGAGCAGCGACGGCCGGCTGCGCGGCACGCTGCAATTCAACGGCGCCAGCCGCACCGGCCGCTGGGCTGGGCGCCTGTTTCAACCTCAAAACCTGCCGCGCCCCGTGCTCAAGCAGGCCGCCATCGACCAGGGCATCGAGGCCCTGAAAGCAGATTGCGAGGATCTGCTCTTCGGCAACGTCATGGAACTGACCAGCAGCGCAATCCGTGGGGCCATCGTCGCGCCCAAGGGCAAGAAGCTGGTGGTCGCTGACCTCTCCAACATCGAAGGCCGGGTGCTCGCCTTCCTGGCCGGCGAAGAGTGGAAGCTGCAGGCGTTTGCCGACTTCGACACGG